TGTCATTCTAAGATGCTCATGACACCTCTCCCCAGGGAAAGTTTTCCCTCTCGGAGAGGAGGTGGTAGAAGGTGGCAAACCTGCTTGGCGGTTGTTAATCCCGCGACTCTGCAGTTTGCTAATCCATCTTCACTGCCTGCCGATCCTCGTCCAACTGGACCGAGGAAAGACGTGGCAGATTCTGACACAGACTCCTTTAATTCAGATTTAAGTTCTGAAGGATATCAGTGTGTCAATTCTGACAACTCCACGCCAGATGTGTGTAAGCGACTCTTCATCGCTAACCCATCTGAGGCCAAGGTTAGAGGACCTAAAAACCCTTCGGTTAATCGCACCGAAGTACAGAGATCTTTAATTGGATCAATTAAACGAACTGTTCAGCTGTATGCGATTTACGGCTTTAACCCTAATGGGTATAATATTGACCGAACAGTTACTTCGATAAATCGTGTATTTGACTCCTATAAAAACCAGAAGAGTCACTTAGGATGGATTAAAACTTATAAATTTCTTATTTTATCCTTTTGGCGTTATCATAACGGATACACGTATGAACATGACGATAAATTTACTTCTAGTCTTGTTCATCCTGGTGAATTACTATTGGGTAGAGCAAATCGCTTCCTTAAAAAATTGAAGCGTTCTAGCCCGCGCGATCACGAATCGTTAGTTAATTCAGTTCTTATTGGTTTGAAAGGGGGTCTTCCTAGGCCAAACTCTGAGTGTCTCCGAGAGACTCAAAGAGGGTGGCTTGAGGACCTCTATAAAAGACCAGTAGAACCTGATTCGTGGGATATGGCACCTAAAATCCGAAGTTATGTGCGTGAGGTGATAGGAAATAAAAAATGTAAATTTGTTGAATTCCTAACCCCTCGCGTCCCTTCGACCTCGTCTAATTATGTAGATAATAGACTTGGTCAAGGTTGTGTGGGAACATGTTTAAAAGATAAATATTTCAAAACTTTATGTTCTCACATGGAACTTCGCTTTAGTGTTGTGCCTTCCCTCCTTTATAATTATGATAAGGAGGAAGGTGAGGTCTCAAATATGTTATTTTATGATGATACCTCTCTCGTGGATAGCTTTGCTAATCTTTTTGATTACTCTTTTGATCGTAGTCTTGAAGAGTATCCACTTGTCGCGCCTGTGGCTTTAAGTGAGGCCCTTAAGGTGAGGATGATAACTCGATGTCCTCCCTGGCTTACCATGTCAATGAATTGTTTTATAGACCCTTTGAGGTCTTATTTAAGATCTAAGAAATGTTTTAGATTGACTGGTGAGCCTATAACTGAACTAATTGTTGATGAACATTTTCGGTACATCACAAGACCTATTCTCAGTGGAGATTATGTTGGGTCTACAGATAACCTATACAGTTGGGTATCTAATGCCATTGTTCACGAGCTTATGAGAACTTTCTATTCAGATCTGAAAGATCGTTATCGTATCTTGCTCGAGATGCAATTTCGTAAGTCCTTAACTGGTTTTCAAACTTGGGATCAAAATTTTAATCCCAGACCAGTTCGGGATAATGACGAGTCGAAGGACTCCTTTGGAAATCGTATGTTTGAATGGCAGTGTGATGAAATAAATTCTTTCGAGCCTCTTCAGCAGACACGTGGTCAGCTGATGGGATCCGTGACGTCCTTCCCTGTACTGTGTTTGGCTAATTATGCCTTATGTCGTATGGCGATGGAATACAATCCTCCAGAATGGGGTATTAGCTCCCTTTTAATTAATGGAGATGATTGTGTTTTTGAGGCGTCTCGGGAAGCCTATGAGGCTTGGAAAGTAATTGGTTCAGCTATGGGTCTCTCTCCTTCTCCAGGTAAAGTAGACTACGGTGTTGGTAGACTTCAGATGAATTCTAGGGTTTTTCTCCCTTTGGAAAGACAAGAAGGTCTTTACATCTGGAATAGCGTTCAAGATAACGGGCATATCTATAAGAGTAGGTTAGACATCGATCTACGAGGTCTGTCTGTTGAACGTACACCACGCCGTTGGAGAAGGGTTCCTGTTGCATTAATGGGAATGGCTACTGGTCAAAAAAGGTCGACCAGCTCAGGAGAGTCTTTTAACCCTCTTGATATGTCGTACGAGTCTTGCAAGAAAGATTTCATGCTTGAACTTGAGGGTAGTAGCCATGAAGTTTTGAAGAATGCCGAGAAGATATTCGATGAGATGTTCATACCGAATGTCATTGGTTCTTTTAAAGAGTTTCTTGATAGTGGTTTGATTAATAAAAACCAACTAGAACTCCTCGGTCATATTCCCTTTAATGTCCCGTGTGAATATGGAGGTCTTGGATTACCAGGTCTGCCTTCGAAGTCTGATTTTTGTACTATGAATTATATGTACAAGACTAATAGAAGAATAACGACCAAATTTAAAAGTTGGTACTTCCATGATAAGCTCGTGAAAGACCTAGACGAGTTGACGGACAGATCTTTTCACCCCTATGGGGAGGATTCTGATAATGGTCCGTTATACTGGCATATGCTAGTAAAGTATCGTTGGTCTAATATGAACTTACATCCTGGCGGTTGGCTAAATATGCCTGAATTTATGACCGCCTTGGATGACCTTCTTACACGTGGTAAGGAATTTAGGAACTTGAAGTTCCGTGCTCTTAAGCAACGTAATTTAAAGGCCTATGGTTGGGCCGAACTGACCAAATCTAAAATTCATAAGTATGGTCATCGTTGCTTTCGTAATTCCAGGGATCGAAGTGGGCTTTTGCCCTGATCTCTTTGGTTTACAGGTCCGTCGTGTTTCGGAAAGTAGCAGCTCCGGGAAAAGGAGGATAAAACCCCAGTTTTAAAGACTTTTGTCTTCTGGCGACTGCTTCCTGTGTCGATTCACGGGTGTGGAATTTGGTATAAGTCTTCGGACTATCGATTTTCCTGATTTTGTTCATGAAGATCATTTGACTTTTTATAGTCTGCCCCCACACTAGGTGAGAACCGTGGTTCTCTATCCTGTACAGTTACAG